TGACCCCGGCGCAAAGCCGGAGCTTTACCGCCTGCCGGACACCCTGCAGGAGCTGCAGCGCTTTATGGGCGGGTACGCGCAGCGCTGCCCGATCGACAACAAATTTGCCGCGCTGTTTTATCTGCCGCAGGCAGGGCAAAACCTGCCGACCCGGCATTACAATGGCCGCTGGTTTTATGGGCGGCTCTGTCTTGTGGGCTGGCGCAACGCCCGCATGACGGACCTGCCCATGCCGCTGGCCGAAGAGTTGCTTCAGAAATTCACCCCTGTGGAGGTAACGCCATGAACGAGTATGACGCCATCCGCGCTGCTTTTGTCCACAACCGCAAGGATGCCGAACTGCTGCTGCACGAAACCGTGCGCGGCATTCTGGCCGAGGCTACAAGCAGCAAGGTCAAACAACTGGAAAAGATCAGCCTGTGCTACAGCGCCGCAGACACCGGCGCCGCCCAGCGCAAAGAGTTGATCGACATGGAGGTAGAAGATTGACTGACTACATGATCTGCCAGAACCAGGACAACCACCTGCTGTACGCCTTAAAGCACGGCAGGTTCTGGTTCTGGGATGAACACCAGAACAAATGGGTGCCCAGCGATTGGGCCGCCCAGCAGTACGCCAAGGCTCAGGCCAAAGAGCCTGACCTGACGCAGGAAGACTGGCTGGGGAGATGCTTCGGCATCCTGATGGACGATTACGAGGTTCCGGACGCCGTTGTGCAAGCCCTGTGCGCCCTGCCTAACAAGGAGGAAACGCCATGCAAAGTGAACACGACTGCCCCGAATGCGGATGCTGCTGTGACTATGGCCGCCCCTGCTGCCACGTTGGCAGCGGAAACATCGACCACCCAGGCGGGTGCAAACAGCTGCCCGCCGGACCCCTGCTCCCCTGCGGATGCTTCCGGTGTAACGTCAAACCCGTCCGGTGCCGCAGCTGCCTGTTCGGCAGCGGAGTTTGACTATTCGGGGCTGGATGCCCAAACCGTTACAGACCTGCACCTGGCCGAACAGATGTACACATCGGGGCGCAAGCTGGCCGAAATGGGCCTGCGCCGCATGGCGGATGGCGTTTCCATTGCGCACGACGCGCTGTGCGGCGGAGTTGTCCACAATGTGGACAACTCAAAGCATGGGAACCGTGGTGAAGATACTTTCCGCCGCTGGTGCGAAAGCATAGGCGTGGGAAAATCTACCGCATACAAGCTGCTTCAGGTCTCTGCCCTGTTTGATTCCAGCAGCCCCCGCGAGCAGCAAGTGCTGGAAGATCTTTCCCCTTCTTTATTATATGCTGCCGCCAAGCCCACCGCCCCCGCTGACCTGGTACAGGCCGTCAAATCCGGCGACATTACCACCCACAAGCAATACCAGGAACTGTTAAAAGAAAACCAGCAGCTGCGCGCCGACCGGGTGAACGCCCTCAATGCCGCAGCCGCCGCCGAAGCCGCCCGCGATGCCGCCCTGGCCGATGTTGACGGCCTGCATGAGCAGAACCGCCAGCTGCAAGCCGCCGCCACCGGTGCCCAGGAAAGCTACCGCACCGCCCACAAAAACGAAGATTCCGCCCTGCGCCGCGCCACCGAAGCCGAGCAGCGGGCAAAGGAAGCGGAAAAGCAGCTGGCCGGTGCCCGCCAGGTTGCCGATGCCGCCCGGATGCGTGCCGACAAATACCAGCGGGAAGCCGAAGCCGCCAAAGCGCAGCCGGTGGCCGCCGCTGTGGACGAGGATGAGATCAACCGCCGTGCCCACACCCTGGCCGATGAACTGACCGCCCCTTTGCGCAGCGAGCTGGAAGCCGCCAAAGCTGCCGCCGCCACACCGGAACAAATCGAGCTGGACACCCGCAACGCCTATGACAGCCTGCTGCTGGCCGGGCGCGCCATGCAGAACGCCTGGAAGTCCGTCAAGCCGCAGCTGGCCAAGCTGCCGCCGGACACCCGCGCCGGGGCCATCAACCAGCTGACCAACACCCTGACTGAAATTCAAACGGAGGCAATAAAATGTCTGTAAAAATTGCGGCTCTGGAAGCCGAAAACGTAAAACGCATCAAGGCGGTTGCCCTCACGCCCTCCCCCACCGGGCTGACCATTGTGGGCGGCAACAACAACCAGGGCAAAACCAGTGTGCTGGATGCCCTGGCCTGGGCCCTGGGCGGCGAGAAGTTCCGCCCTACCGCCGCTGTGCGGGACGGTGCCCTTGCCCCGCCCCACCTGAAAGTGATCCTGTCTAACGGCGTTGTGGTGGAGCGCAAGGGCAAAAACAGCAGCCTGACCGTGACGGACCCCACCGGCCAGCGCAGCGGCCAGCAGCTGCTGAACGCTTTTGTGGAGCCGCTGGCGCTGGACCTGCCCCGCTTTATGCAGGCCAGCGATAAAGACAAGGCCGACACCCTGCTGAACATCATCGGTGTGGGGGATGCTTTGACCGGCCTGGACCGGGAGATCAAAGCCCTGTACGACCGCCGCACCGTGATCGGCCAGATCGGCGCCCAGAAACGCCACGCCGCCGAAGAGCTGACCGAATACCCGGACGCCCCGTCCGAACCTGTCAGCGCCATTGAGCTGATCCAACAGCAGCAGGAGATTTTGCTCCATAACGCCGACAACCAGCGCCAGCGCGACCGCCTGACCGAGATTACCCACGCCAAACACCGCGCCATGGATGAGCTGACCCGCCTGGACGAGCAGCTCAAAAACCTGCAGGAGCGCCGCAGCCAGCTGATGGAGGAATACAACGCCGCCTGCGTGCAGGAGGAAGCCGCTACCAAGACCGTGGCCCAGCTGCAGGATGAATCCACCGCCGAGCTGGAGCAGAGCATCCGCAATGTGGAGGAGATCAACCGGCAGGTATCCGCCAACCTGGCAAAATCCAAGGCTCAGGACGAAGCCGAGCGCTATGCGCAGGAATACACCGCCCTGACGGAGCAGATCAAGGCAAAGCGCACTGCCCGCATGGACCTGCTGAACGGCGCAGACCTGCCCCTGACCGGCCTGGGTGTGGAGGACGGCAGCCTGACTTACAACGGCAAGCACTGGCAGGACATGAGCGGCAGCGACCAGCTGCGGGTGGCCACCGCCATTGTGCGCCGCCTGAACCCCGACTGCGGCTTTGTGCTGCTGGACAAGCTGGAACAAATGGACCTTGCCACCCTGGCGGAGTTCGGCAGCTGGCTGCAGGCCGAAGGATTACAGGCCATCGCCACCCGCGTTTCGACCGGCGGGGAGTGCCAGATCATCATTGAGGATGGCAGGGTAAAAGACGCCGAGGAACCACCCGCCCCCAAAGCATGGACGAAAGGAGCGTTCTGAAATGAGCAAATACGCAATCACATCCGGCACCATTGCCGCGCCGGTCAAAACCGTTCTGTACGGGCCGGAGGGCATCGGCAAAAGCACGTTTGCCGCCCAGTTCCCCGCCCCGGTATTCATTGACACCGAGGGCGGCACCAAGCGGCTGAACGTTGCCCGCCTGCCCGCGCCCACCAGCTGGGGCATGCTGCTGGATGAAGTTGCCGAGGTCAGCCGCGGCAATGTGCCCTGCGGCACCCTGGTGATCGACACCGCCGACTGGGCCGAACGGCTCTGCATTGACGCCGTCTGCGCCCGCGCCAAGGTCAAGGGCATTGAGGATTTCGGGTACGGCAAGGGCTATACTTACGCGAAAGAAGAGTTCGGCAAGCTGCTGGATGCCCTGGAAGAGGTGCTGAACACCGGGCACAACGTGGTGGTTCTGGCCCATGCTGCCATCACCAAGTTTGAGCAGCCCGACGCCGTGGGCAACTATGACCGCTGGACCATGAAAACCAGCAAACAGGTAGCCCCTCTGCTGCGGGAATGGTGCGACATGCTGCTGTTTGCCAACTACAAAACCGTGGTAGAAAAGGCCGGCAGTGCCCCCAACGCCAAGAACAAGGCCAGCGGCGGGCGGCGGGTTCTCTACACCAGCCACCACCCCTGCTGGGATGCCAAAAACCGCTTTGGCCTGCCGGAAGAACTGCCCTTTGAGTATGCCAGCATCGCCGCCTGCATCCCGGACCCGCACCCCGGCGCAGCCCCCGCGCCGCGCCCCATCATGGTAGAGGATGCCCCCGCCCCCAAGCCTGCACCGGTGCCGGTTCCCGCAGCACCTGCTGCACCGCCTGCCGTGCCTGCCGGGATCTCCGCCAGTGATCTGCAGGCGCAGGGCGTGCCGACCGCCCTTGCCCAGCTGATGGCCGCCAATAATGTGACCCCGGAGGAACTGCAGACCGTGGTCGGCCAGCGCGGGTACTTCCCCGCCGATATGCCGGTCAAGGATTACCCGGCTGATTTCGTCAGCGGCTGCCTGGTGGCCGCCTGGCCCCAGGTGCTGGAGATGATCTGCACCAACCGCGATGTACCATTTTAACAAATTTTAATACAAAGGAGATTTACCCATGGCTGAATATATGAACAACATGCCGGATGCTGCCCTGGACTGGGACAGCGAGGTTACCAACGAACAGCGGGAATTTGTGCTGCTGCCTGCGGGCGATTACCTGTTTACCGTGCAGGGCTTTGAGCGTGCCCGCTATGAGGGCAGCGCCAAGCTGCCGCCCTGCAGCATGGCCAAGCTGACCATTACCATCCATGGCGGCGACAAAGGCGAAACCACC